GTTAAAACCGGCATGCCTGGACCGCCTGGGCCGGAAGGCCCGCAGGGTCCAGAAGGTCCAGTAGGTCCGACAGGTCCCGAGGGGCGTGTCACCACCATCGTTGGCGTGTTCGGTCTTGTAGCATCGCCTGGGGACCTGCCGATGGACGGTCTGATCCCTGCCGACTTCGATGGTCCAGGCAGACCGCCGATTGATCTGCAAGTCATCATCGGACAGGGCGTGGTCTACCAGCCGCTCGATGATGATCCGCAAGCGCAGCATGTCTTCGTATACACAGGCGATGAATGGATCAGCCTCGGGCCGGTGACAGGTCCGATCGGGCCGGAAGGCCCACAAGGCGTTCCAGGTCCAGCAGGACCGCAAGGCAGCATCGGCCCGCCTGGACTGCAAGGCGTGCAAGGCGTTCCAGGCAGCCAGGGCGTAGCAGGTCCAGCAGGTCCGTCAGGGCTGCCAGGATCAGCCGGCCCGCAGGGCGGCATCGGTCCAGCAGGTCCGCGTGGCGATCCAGGCATCCAAGGCCCCCAAGGCGACCAGGGGGAGCAAGGCCCGCAGGGCATTGAAGGTCCGCCGTCATTCCCCGACGCGCCTCCAGGCTTGACGTATGGCCGGTTGAATCACGGCTGGATTGCAGTGCTGCCCCTGACCGGCGGCACGCTCCAGGGCGGTCTGACGGTCAATGGTGAAGCACTGTTCCTGGCAGATGCACGAGCCAAGGGCGCGCTGGCGCTGGAGATTGAACCGACGCAGCCTGACCATGCCGTGACCAAGCGGTATGCAGACGGTCTGCCGCCTGACCTGACGCCGTATCTACGCCTCGATGGCGGACAGATGACCGGCTCGCTTGCGCTGGCGGCTGATCCAGCAACAGACCTGCAAGCCGCCACCAAACGCTACGCCGATGCGCTGGTGCCTGACCTGGGGCCGTATCTACGCAGGGACGGCGGACTGATGACCGGCATCCTGTCGCTTGCGCTGGAGCCTACTGCCGACAATCATGCAGTGACCAAGCGATACGCTGACGCGCTGGTGCCGCCGCCGCCTGACCTGTCGCCGTATCTTGCCAAGGCTGGCGGGCAGATGGACGGCACGCTGATAACAGCGCGCGGCACCAGCGTCACCGATCCAGGTCTGGCAATCGGTGACAATTCAACCGGCTTTTTCCGCACAGGCAACGTCGTGGTTGTCGGGATCAGCGGCGAAGTCGTCATGCAGTGGTTCTACAATCAGTTGATGGTTGCCGTGCCGATCAGCATGGTCAATCAGAGGATCACCGCACTAGGCATGCCGACCGCGCCGCAGGATGCCGCAACCAAGTCTTACGTGGACACGCAGCGGGCGTCTTCCTTGCTGTTCAATGTTCCGGCTGATCTGGCGCTGCCTGTGAATGGTGACTGGATCGACCTGGACACAAGAGCATTCCCGATCCAGCGCGGCGGCATTTCGCGCATCATGGTCAGCCTGTCAGCCAATGTGAAACTGACCGGACCATCAGGCGGACAAGTCGGACAGGGCATCGTCTTCCTGGCCGCGCGCATTGCAGGCAATCCAGAACGTCACATCTGGGCCTATGGCATGGATCAGGTTCCCGTTGTCGGGCGCATAGCATCAGGCTTCACGGTCAACCTGTATGCGGATGTGCTTGGATTTAATCCGACTGTGACCGTCCAGCTTGCCATCATGGATGGTGGCCAGAATGCACCACGCCAGCCGGTTTCGATCACTGGCGGCGACGCCAGCGTGCCTGACCGTTCGCAATACGTCATGGTGGACCTAGGACCTGCAATATGACCTTGCGACCATACGGTTCCCTTCAGGGCACGCCGCGCGAGCCGCGCCTGACGCGGCGCGAATTCATGACAGCCGGCGCAGCCGCTGCCGTGGTGAAGGACTCGGCTGCTGTCACGTCTACCTTGGGCGGTCTGGGCTGGCCGCAGCCGATGCTGTATGCCGCGCTTGGTGGCTATGCATCGAATACCGGCGTTCCTGTTACCCCGTTCACCGCACTGCAAGCCGCAGCCGTCTATGGTTGTATCCGTGCGATCAGCCAGGACATCGCAATGCTCTCGCCGTTCATCCGGCGCAAGCTGGGTGGCGGTGGATACAAGCGCGAGCTAAGGCATCCGCTCAACAAGGTCTTCGTCAGGCCGAACCGCTGGCAAACATGGTTCGAGTTTATCGGCTACGCCGTCACGTCGCTCTGCCTGCGCGGCAACGCCTTCGTTGTGGTGGAACGTGACAATGACGCGAACCCGATTGAGCTAGTCCCTATCGCTCCTGATCGCTGCACGATCATGCTGACCGATGATGGTGAACTCTGGTATCGGATCAACAGCCGCCGCCTCGGTTACGGTCTGCTGGTCCCGCCTGATGACATGATCCACATCAAGAATATCAGCATGGATGGATATGTCGGCGTGTCTCCCATCGCCATTGCGCAGGATGTCATCGGCCTTGCGCTGGCCACGCAGCAACACGGAAGCGTCCTGTTTCGCCAAGGCGGACAGATCGGCGGTGTTATCAGTCATCCTGGCAAGCTGTCCAAGGAAGCAGCAGACCGCATCGCCAATTCCTGGCGCGAGACACACAGCGGCGTGCAGAACGCCCACAAGGCTGCGGTGCTTGAGGAAGGCATGAAATTCGACAAGGTGGCGATCACCAACGAGGAAGCGCAGTTCCTGGAAACACGCCGCTTCCAGGTCATTGACATTTGCCGGCTTTATGGCGTGCCACCGCACCGGCTTGGCGAACTTGACAAGGCAACACTGAACAATATCGAGCAACAGAATCAGCAATACGTTGACAGTGCATTGAAGCCCACCACGCGCTCGCTGGAACAGTTGTTCGATCATCACCTGTTATTCGATGACGAGCGCATGACCTTGGAATGCAAGTTCGACTTCGATGACATGACGCGCGGGGACCTGCTGACCAGATTCCAGGCGTATCAGATCGGCACGCTCAATGGCTGGATGAACCGCAACGAGGTGCGCGCCAGGGAGAACATGAATCCCATCGATGACGGCCACGGCGACGAATACCGGGTGCCGTTGAACACGGCAGTGCCAACTGACCAGCCGCCAACCGCAGAAGCGCCGTCCGAGGCAAGCAATGCGCCCACTGCCGCCGCACCCACGCCGCAACCTGGAGGTGCCAACGCATGATGATCGTCAGCGCAACGCAGTTTAAGACCTTCAACCGTGGCCGGAACGTGACAAGGGGTGCCATTGGCATCCGCAAGCAGATCATCGGACCTGCTGAAGCCATGACCGGCGACCTGCGGGCATTGCGCTTCACGATCAGCACTGATGCGGTTGACCGCGAGCAGGACAAGATCGCCATCGCCGGTTGGGACCTGAAAAACTTTAAGCAGAACCCCGTGGTGCTGTGGGGACATGATGCATCCAGGTTGCCCATCGGACGTGCCTTCGATGTCAAGGTTGAAGACGGCGCATTGAAGGCATCCGTCGAATTTATCCCGCAGGACACGCCGGAAGGGGGCATGTTCGCGGAGTCGGTCTACCGGCTGGCACGCGGCGGCTTCATTGCCGCGACGAGTGTCGGCTTTAGACCTGTCAAATGGGACTACACGCGCGATGCATCTCGTGGCGCGGATGACTGGTTCCCCGGCATCGACTTCGAGGAACAGGAACTCGTAGAGCTATCCATTGTCACCGTTCCGGCCAATCCCGAGGCGCTGATTGACGCGCCAGGACCGGGCGAAGGAACGGCAATCGCGTCCGACACCCCGCCGACGACCGGCGAGGAAGTGACAGCCTTCAATCAAGAATTAACAAGAGCACGAGCACGCCGCCGACGCGCGTTCCAACTTGCCCTGGCAACCGAAGTCTAGGGCTGTGGCATCCATCAACCATTCGCGCGGAAACGCGCTGCAATAAAGGATACCTGACCAATGGCCACCCTGAGTGAAAAGCACCGCGAGCTAAAGCGTCGGCGGTCCGAAATCGTCGCCAAGATGGGCGAGATTGTGAAGGCTGACGACGATGACAAGCCGGATGACGAACAGCAAAGCACGTTCGATCAGTTGTCTTCTGCCCTGGCTGCAATTGACCAGCGCCTGCAACGTGTAGCCGCTGCCATGCAGGCAGCAGCGGAAGGCGCACAGGACGCCGCAGACGGCGACTCCGAGGACGATGACGACAAGACGTTGCAACCG